ATAAATATAAGGTAAAAAAAAAGTGAGGATTATTTCCTCACTCATATGATTCATATCAAATAATATTTCTTATTTTAGAAACCACTTGTTTCGTTTTAATTGAATCTATAAATTCATTTGCTATATATCGATTTCCTTCTATATTTGGATGATAATCAACTGGTGACATTTGTAAATTTTTTTCATTTATAATATCTACCCAACCTTTTTTTCCACCATTTGATGATGGTGTCCATAAGTTAGAAAATGGTATGATTGGGGAGGTGGTAACGTTATCATTTAATTTTGAATCTAACAAAGAATCAAATCCCAAAGAAGTTAAATTCCATAATATTACAACTATTTCCCTTGAACTAATATAATTTGCAATGTTAATAATGTTATTGATAGTTAAATCATATTCTACAATATCTGGTAGAAATATATTATTATAATACCAATTTATTTGAGATTTTTCAAAATCATTCATAGTTCTATTGGTATTTGTTAGTAAACATAATAAATTAGAACTATCATTAAAAAATGATTTTGTATAATTAGGACCTATTGGCATCCTACCTTGACCGGATGTATTTATTATTACAATATCATCATTTTTAATATTGGGTAATTGTTCAATTAGTGAATTAAGAATATACTGATTAGTTGCACCTGGTCTAGCATAGTTAATAATCCCATTAGTGTTCATTTCTTCACATACAATAGATGTCCAATGTAAACTTCCATCTAATTCATTATCATCGTTTAGATAAGTTCTAAATGCAGAAAACGAATCTCCAAATACTAATAACATATAAAATTAGTTTATGATAAATATTTAGTAAAAAAAAAGTGAGGATTATTTCCTCACTCTTACTCCAGGTCCGTTACCACCTTTTTTATTTGCTTTATCCATTTGTTCTTTTTCTTTTTTCTTAGCATCTGCTAATTTTTTGAAATAGAACCTTCGAATGTGAATTGGCATTGTGTAAACCTCTGACCAAGTGAAACCATTTCCGTAGTTAACCATTTCCCAAAGTTGGCCATGAAGTTGAATACTATAATCACTCGGTAGGGTAAAAAAACCCAACCCCAAAGGGTATATCAAGTGCCTCCGTTTCACCTGTTACATCTGATACAAATTCATATTTCAAATTTAAATCAGGAGATATTGTTTTAACGTATTCTCTTAATGCTTTACTTTCTCTTGCTAGTAAATTATTTTTAACATAATTGTTTATATATCCTCTATCAGTATTTCCATCTACCTCTTGAATCATATATCTTAATCGTGTTGAGACATCTTGTGATACAACATTATCACCTTTCACTAAACGATTTAACGCCTGTATTTCTGCGTTAATATCAATTTCATCTTTATGTGTAAGTAATTTGAATTTAATTTTCTTTTTAGAGATAGGTAATTCAAATTCATAACGATTTTCTGAATTTAATAAACTATCATCAATTTCTTTGGTAGAAATTTTAGCTAAATCAATAACTACTTTTTGTTGTTCACCTGTGAATGGGTCGGTTACTTCTACATTATAATCTGCACCATATCCTAAAATACGTGTTGCTAATAAAATAGCGTTTTTATCACCCACTGATATATCACCAACATTTACTCCCGGTGAAACTACAACTGATTCAAATAATTTATCTAACACAACTCCTTTTTTAATAAGGTTTTGTGATGCAAGAATATCTTCTTCTCTTGCTGTCATATATTTTATTTCAACTGAACCATTTGATAATGGATTACTTTTTGGATATATCAATCCTTTTGATGGAAGAGTAATTACTTCCGTTGGAAATTCAAAATTTGCCATAATTAACCTTTATTTTTGTTTATATATAAATATACATTTTTAAAAAATTTGAAAAAAAAAGGTTCTCCGTAAAGAGAACCTTTGTTTTGTATATATAGAGAGATTAGAATTCTAGAACTGCGTAATCATATTCTAAAGTAAGAGTGATTTCGACAACATCATTTGATGACCAATCTAAATCATTGAATACTGCGTTTTGAATAAATGCACCTTTTAATGTCCATTGTTCAATTTTATCACCAACTGGTCCTAATAAGTAACACTGAATATCTTTTTTGTAAAAATCTGCATATCCATCTCTACCTGTTAAAGATTCGTGTGATAAACGAACCCATTCCATTACTGCTTGTGCACCACTCGGAACGATTGGGTCAAATAGAGTAATATCTATTGGTTGCCAAGTTCCTTTACCTTTCAACTTTCTGTTAACGTTGATATGGTCAAGTGTTATAGTTTCAAACTGAATACTTGGTCTGTTTGCTGTTTTTATAAGGTATGACGGGATACCATCAATTTCCATGATAAAACGATTTTTCGTTTTAGGTTCGAAATTGGTATAAAACATATCGTTAAATTCTAATACTTCTGCCATTTTTTATTTTCTCCTATTATACTAATAAATATAATGTTTTGTTTTTTTTTAAATTCTTATGCTGTAAATGATGCTCCGGTTGGTAAGATGTTGAAATCTAATACAATGAATTCAGCAGTTTTTGTTGGTTGTAAGAAAATCTGTCCAGCCAATATGTTTCTGTCGATTACATCCGGTGTATTATTTGATTCATCCATTACTACTCTAAAAGCATATAAACCTTGTCTTTGTTGGATTCCATCTAAGTAAGGATTTACAGTATTTAAGAATCTGTTTCTAGTCGTTGCAGTATTTTGTTCAAATACCAAGTAACGAGATGTAGAAGCGATATATTTCTTAACCTTGATTAGTAATCTTCTTACGTTGATTCTATCTAATGCAGATGATTTATCTTGTAATGTTTTTTGTCCGAAAGCAACGATACCCTCTCCAGGGAAAGAAGCGATTGGGTTTACTTTGTTCTCATATAAGAAATCTCTTTCTGAGTGTGTTAATCTATCTAATACAGAAACAGCACCTACGATACCACCTCTATTTAAACCTGCAGGTGCGAACCATTCTGCTGCAATAGCATCATTAGCAGCATATATTCCTGGCATCAATACTGATGGTGGAACTGCAGTTAATTTATTAGTGTTTCTATCGATTGTTTTAACCCAAGGGTAATAAGTTCCAACATAGTTAGAATCTACTGCTTGTGCTTGTTCTACTGCTAAATCTTGTCCTTCTGATGGTCCTGTTACATCACCGATAAAGAATGCATCTTCACGAGATTCAACCATATCAATAATTTTATCAAAAACATAAGAGTGGTGGTATCTTACAATACCAGGAGCAACTACTAAGTTGATATCAAAATCATCTGGGTTAGATACTGCGTTGATTGCTTTCAAATAAGCAACTGAACCACTTGCAGTTGAAGTTCCTAAATTAAATCCTTGAGAGTTACCTGAAGATATATCAGTTCCTTTATCATTAGATATAGTTGGTGTTACACCATCAAATCCACCTTGAAAACCAACAATGAATTGTCTTTTGTTTACATCAATTGTAGCAGAACCTGTTAATTCATATTCATGTTCAGTATCAAATGCAAATGCAGTGTTTGAACCATTTTCAGCTCCGTTTGGTATCGGTGCTAAGAAATGTGCGTTATCAATTTTAATTGAAGTTGTTTCTAAATCAATACCACTATATTTTGTAGCAGATGATGCTGTATTTTCAGTTGAACCAGTTGAGAATATAACTGCTGGAGTTATATCATCTGCTCCTGCGATTGGAGATAAGTAAGCTTCGTGTCCAAATGGTCCTGCGATGATTGGGAATGAACCCTCTGCTGCTACTTCAACTCTAACTAATTTAGAACGATTTGCATAATCACCATTTTCAGTTTGTTTACCATTTGCATCGATAGTTACGTTTCTATCACCAATTACTTTTAAAATGTAGTTTGGAGATGCAGGGTCTAAGTTAACGTTATTATATGTTTCTAATACAGATTTTCTTCTATCAGTATCAGAGAAACCTCTAAGTGAGATAGAGAATGTAGCGTAATCAGTTGCGTTTGATTCACCTGCTGCTTTTACATTGTAAATAGCAACTTTGTATTCTTTGTTATAGTTTGAACCATCACCTAAAGTATGTAAACGGAATAAGTTACTTCTTTGTCCAGAAATCAATTGTGATTGAATCCATGGTGTTGATGCATAAGAACAATCTTGTCCTTCAAAACTTTGTTCATCTAAATCAACTAATACAATTTCTGCACCATCAGATAATAATTCAGAAGTAGATGCTGCGTTCTCAAAATATTGAGATACATATACACCTTTAGTTCCTCTTGGAGATTCACCAAATACATCTGATAAATCATTTCCAGCTGATGCTAAAACTGATGCTGATATTTCTAAATCATATGCCGAATCTGAACCTTCTAATGTAATACTGAAAGCAGAAGCAGATGGTTGTGCATCGATAGATGCAGTTATAGCATCTCCGTTTCCAGAAGTTGTCCATTTATCAGTAGATTTTAATACACCTACTAATGTAGTTCCTTCTGAACCACTGATAGCAATACCTTGTGTTCCCAATTGTGTGTATCCACCAACATGCCCAACACGAACAATAGTTACTGTCCCTGCTTCACGAAGGTAATTTTGTACGGTATATCCCGTATAGTAATCTCCATTTGGTACACCAAATATTGATTCAAAT